CATAGATACACAATATCTTAAAATTCTTCTATTACTGTTAATGATTTATAAGAAGTGCCTGAAATTGAATATTTTATTTCACCGGATTCTAAAATTACTTTATGTTTAATATCATAAGTATAGAAATTACTGTGAAAACCACGGAATTTTTCTATAGTACATACTATTTGACCTTCACCATTGTCCAATTTTGAACCTAACAATAAAGATTTATCAACAGTATAATTTAACCTACTGATATCTACTAAGCATAAAGTATTATCAGGTATAACATCAGGTAGATTACCACCTAATATTAGTTTGAATAACCAATCACAAACCTCAAGATTATCTAACAACAAAGGAGATAACAGTTTTGCTATCTCCTTTTTATTTTTATGCTGGATAATATCCTCAAGTACCTTGTTTAAATCTGTGTCATTCAATGTTACTTGAAATGTTTTTTCCATAACTAATCATTTAATCCTCTATGGTCTCTAATTTTGGCCAACAAATCATCATTATAAGTTGTGAACCATTTCTTATCAACCATTTTGGCTTTTACATACTCTCTGGTGGCTGGTATATGAGTACTTCTTACACCAGGTGTAACACCTTCTATATCAGAATTAAGATTTAATCCTATTACTGATGCAATTACTGTCTTATCCATATAATTAATGTTTAATAGATTCATAAATAACAATAAATATAGCACTCATAGCACATAATATTAAAACTCCATAGAATGTATATATAAAAGGCTTCATATCTCTAAGATGATGTTTTTCTATTATATATTCTTCTAGATTAATAATATCAATAGTAATTTCTGCTATTAGTTCTTCTTTTCTATAAGGATCATGCATCTCTGAATGTTCTATTTCATGTAGATATCCTCTAAGATTCATTAATTGTTCATAGAGATATTGATCTTCTAGTTCATGTTCTTTGTTTCTGAATAGATTTAGCATAGGATTTTGAGTTTAGGATTTAGATAAAATAAGAGAAGCCCGCTTTCACCCGGGCTCCTGTATACACAGAATATTAATTAGAATAACTAATACCTGCACATAATCTTAGTATGTCATATTTGTGTACAAATATACATTTTAAAACTATTTGTGCAAGTTATTTTGCTATTAACTCCAAGAATTCTGAGTTAAAGATAGGATTTTTCCTAGCTCTTACCCTTACTTCATCTTCTATGAGGTTAACTACATTGTTTAATCTTGACCATTGTATCATATCTTGATCTATAAGATTTCTTCTCATAGTTACAATTTTGAATAAGTGGTTGTTAAGTTCATCAGATGTGAACAAGCTGAAATCAATATCTTTTTGCATGATTTTTAGTTTTAGGTTTAATTTCTATTATAAGACAGAGTATGATAATATACCATACTTTTTTTTCTATAAAAACACCAAGACCAAGCCCATTTATAAATGAGATTGTAGTTCTTTCTTCTTCAGGTAGTTTCATATCAATGATAATTTTCAAGTTCATAACATAAATTACAAGGACCGAGATCATCACATGTACAGAATTCTGCTCTAAATGCATCTTCTGATGCTAATTCTCCATTAACCTCAAACTTAGGTTTGGTTACTTTCTTATGATTATTTCTAATAATCATTTTTAAAGTATTGCGGAGATGATCAGCATCCATATCATCTACTGATACCATATCACCATTTCTCATAGTCCATAACTCATCATGTTGTACACCATGTGTATAACCTAAGTTATATACTTCCATGAATAGATCAGGAAATAGTTCTTTAAATTGTTCTAGTTTCTTTGTCATAAGTTTAGTTTTAAGTTTAGTTTTAAGTATAATTGGTTGATCCCTCTGCACTCAGTTGTAATACTTGGAATACTGTCCTATCTTGTATTTCTACTAAGGATACTGTTCTCTTGATTACAACTGCTAGTCCTTGGGAAACTAGATTGATGCATTACTCCTTTCTGATTACCCTCAGAAAGTCCAAAGAAGGGATTATTGGTAAAAGCAAATCTTGACTCTAAACTCCAATAACATACTAAGTTTACAGTGAGATACAATAGCACTATAATATAATAATGAAATATTATATACCTTACCTATAGCTTCATAGTAAATGCCGATTTGGTATTACTACCCAGCACTGACTCCACTAATAGGCCGTTACAAAGTAACATTTATCTGCCATTACAGTAGCAATACTTGCCACTCTGAAGAGCTGTATCTGTAGCTCAACAGAAACCTGGTTCTAATATACATTTAATCCCTATGAACCAGGAAGTTCAGGGTATCAACTACAAGAGGTAGCCACTCAACAGTTATTTAAGTACTGTAATACTTGGTTATACTGATAAACCATAGTCAAATATACAAATCTCCGGCAACTACAACTCTCTCCCTATAGAAGATACAAGTATATATACAAATACACAAGATAGATGTATGTAATTCTGTATCTAGCTATATCTAATAATAACTAAGCAAGTGTAGGGATTGTGAGTTGATAAGATAGAGTAAAGTATGTGTGAGAGGTTTACACCCAATTTCACCCATCATCATGCTCTAATCGCTCTCACATATCTTCATTAGCTTTATTTTACTCTAATGGTGCTATGTCAGCTTCAATAGCCTATAAAATAACTATTGCACTCACTGTAGATCAATTAGCTTTTAGTACTAAGTACAGTGTACTAACTCTATTTGATCTGACATATCATCATTACAGTAATCAACATACAGTATGATCATTAACTACTACTGAGTATTTAGTATTAAGTAATAAGTATACTGTATATATACTATATACTATATATATACTCTATATACTATATACTGTATACATTATATATACACTGTCTTCTATATACTATATACATATATACTATATACTATGCAAAAAAGACATAATGCTTTAGCATTATGTCACACTTACTCAGTAAAGGGTTAGAAAAAAAGAGGGTATAGTTACTAAAAAACAAATAGGCCTAAGCCTATTTGTTCTTGGTACACTAGATCTTGTCTAGCTCTGCAGGTGTACTCTCTGCAGTCTCCTCTGCTTTCATTCTCTCCATTAACCCTTTTGGTCTTTCCATTCTTGCTACTAATGTGGTAGCAAATGCAGATTCCATTGCAGGGCTTATCTTACCCAGTGCTTCTAATCTGCCCACATCTTTTCTTGTCTCACTACCGTCTAGGGTGAAATCACCAGAGTCTTTCTTGTACAATGGCAGTTCATCTCTCAATGGGTCCATGTACATGGTAACCAATTGTGGTGCACCTGTAACCTTATTGGTTCTCGGGTACTTCTTAAACTGTGGTGATGATGTGAACTCTTTCAGTTCATCTTTACTGCCCACAATACTGTACACATGAAATACTTTACCTTTTCCTGGTCCTTCTTTCACTTGCACATAATTTGATTCATAAATTGCTTTCATAGCTGTAGTTGTTTATTGGTTTATAAAATTGTTATCAAAATAAGTTAAGGGTTAGAAAAAAGAGGGTTGTTGGAAAAAACAAAACAGGATGCACCTGTTCTGTTTGCTGGATGACTAATCCTTGTTTGGGTCTTATACACCAAAGTCATAAGGTGATGCCCTATAGTTGGGTTACATCATATGTATTACATATATAGTATCATCATTAGTTCAGATACAATTGTAATACAAATTCAGTAAAGGGTTAGAAGAAAGAGGGAATACTAAAAACAAAAAAGGCCGAAGCCTTTTATGGTTGCATTTGTCCTACTTTGGATGCACAATTTTCCCAACTACTTAATTGGGTCCATGATCTTGCAGTTTCTGTTTCATTTGGAAATGTTAAAGTAATATACTTACCATTTCTACTGACCACATGCTCTTCATAGTTCTCTACTGTGATACTGTCTTCATCAGCATCTTTGTTTACATATATCTGTTTCTTCTTTACAGTATTATATGTATAGGTTACATCTTTAGTCCATTTGTTGTAGATTACAAATGTACATAGTTTGTTATCTAGTACAGACTGCTCACTGATAGTAGGCTCTGTATAGACGCCTAATATTATCTCTGCAGCAACATCTGTATTCGGTGTATTACCTAGTATCTCTATTATTGCAGGAACTTGTTCTGCATTGAACTTAGTACTCAATGCAATTTCTAATACTGTTTTCATATACATATATATTTAATTGGTTTATAATTATTTTGAGTTTAGTTAAGGGTTAGAAAGAAGAGGGAATAGGAAAACTAAACAGAGCTATTGCTCTGCTTGTTTCTCTATCTTTTCTCTTAATGCAGCTAGTGCATCAAATGCACCAATATCATAAGGATCTGGTATAACATCTGCCTCTAGGTCTTTACCTATTCTCTCATAGATAGCATCAATAGATTCCTGTATCATCTTTAGTATTCTATTATCCATAACTGTAAGTTTTATTTGTATTCAGTTAAGGGTTAGAGAAAACTATACTGTAATAATCTACAGGAATCACTCACTGAAAAAAAAAGTATATGGCTATATGCCATATACTTTGCCAATGGCCCACTCAGTGCGGCCATTGTATACCTTTGTGAAGAGGTCAACAGTGTAAACGTTGCCCTCTTGCAAGCCTATTTTTGCACAATAGGCCTTGCCAAAGGTATGCCAGGTTTTGTTGATTATATCAAAACCGGCATAACACCAATCAAACTTGCTTTTGCAAAGTTTTATTTGTGTTGTCTTGAAATCTGGAACGGTAGTGGAAGTTTTCATAGTCTAAATATTTAATTTAGATTCAGTTCAGGGTTAGCCAGACAGACACACTACAACACTTTTTCTCCGAAGGAAAAAAGTTTGGTGTGGTTGGCTGAAATGAAGTGCCCTGCCAGCAAAGATAGGGGGTACCCCTAGCTGCAGCTTGGGCCGGGGTGCTTTCATTGGGGCTCCATCTCCATCTCTTATATACGGTGGTAGTAAGGCCGGGGGGTAGTAACCTTGGTTAAGTGTACCCGGAGTCTGAGGTAGGGGAGAAAATTATTATAAAAAATTTTTTGTATATCCGGAAATAGTGCTACATTTGTTGTGCTACTTTTTATATATTCTCCAATAATTATTTATTGAAACTAACCCTAGTTAAAACCTAGGGTTTTTTTTATGGAGTTTAGTTATGGTTACAAAAATATTTTTATATTTGTTGTACCAACAAACTGTATATGAAAAGTATTATTAATGAGTCTAAGACTATTTTGTCTATTGTCTCTAAATCAGATGGAGAAATAGAGATTCAGATGGCACAAGTATCTGAGGAATCCAAACCAACTTTGATAGGTATACTGGAACAGTTAAAGTTTCAATTGTTGTCACAGGATGAAGAACCTGTACTTCCTATATTATTAACTGATAAAAGATTTCTAGCATAATGGTAAAGAGATATGTAAAAAAACCTATTGAGGTTTACGCAGTTAAATGGAATGGAGATAATAGATCTGAGATCTTTGAGTTTGTTGGTGACTATGCTAGCTTTGTTGTGTCTAAAGATTCAGCAAATGTGCAATTGGTTATAGATACTTTGGAAGGGCCTATGAGATCTAGTGTAGGAGATTATGTTATTAAAGGAATTAAAGGTGAGTTCTATGCATGTAAACCGGATGTGTTCATGTTGACTTATGATAGTGTAATAAAATAAATTAAATATATGGAAACAGAAACTAAAGGAATGGAAATGGAACTGAATGAAACTAAGATAAAGTCATTTGGTGAGATATTAGCAGAGACTGAGTTCAGTAATGCTAATGATGATACAGTAAGTAAAGTAAGGAGAATGATTGCTGAGATTGCTAACATACTTAAGGATGATTATAATACAGCTTATAAATCTCCAGTAAAGAGTTTGTTATTTGATCATGCAATAGGAGAATTAGTTGGTGCTCAAACAGCAGTAGAAAAAGTAATTAATTTTAATAAATAAATATCATGGAAAAATTATTTGGAAAAAGGGTGTTGATAAACATACCAGAAATGAAAGAATCAACTATTCAGTTGAATGATTCTGACAAAGAATTACTACAGAAAGAAGCTATTAAGAAATGGTCTCAGTTAGAAGTATTTGCTGTTGGTGATGAAGTAGAGAAAGTACAAGTTGGTGACAAGGTATATGTACAAGGTTACGGATTAGAAGGTGCAGAGAAAGTTGAAATTGATGGCGCAATGAAATTGATGGTAAAAGAATTTGATATTGCTTTTAAATATTAATTAATATGTCACCGCAGGAAGAATATATATATGAGACTATGGGAAGTGCAACAAGAGAATGGCATGAGGAAGAACTTAGATATCAATCTCCTCTTAAAGTAGAAGCTGAAGAGTTGTTTTGTAAGAAGCATAGTGCTGTTAGACCTGCTCATTATGGTGGGAAAGATAATATATATGAAGTCTTTAATGTATTAGAAGCTTGGGAATTAGATAAAGATTTCTATCTAGGTAATGTTATTAAGTATGTAGCTAGAGCTGGAAAGAAAAATAAATCTAAAGAAAAGGAGGATTTACAAAAAGCTTTAGTATATTTGCAAAGAAGAATTGATTCTTTATAGTCTGCGTGTTTTAAATGGTTAATTGGGAATCCCTGGAACTTTTGTTCTGGGGATTTTTTTTATTCATGAAATTTTTGTATATTATAGTATATAAAAACTACATATTAAAATGGATATACTTAATTTTATTTCTTGGCTTAAAAATGGTAAAAGGTTTGTAACCTCAGTAGATCCTACTAAAGCTTTATTACCTGTAGGACAAAAAGATGGCAGAAGAGATGATGACTATCTTGCTGGTGCAATGACATTAACTAATGCAGTACAATCAGGTAATGTTGGTAATACTAAACATTATGAGTTAGATATTACAGCTACTCCTGTTGTAACAGTAGATACTCCTCGTGGTATTATTGATATCCTTGGTATGGGCTCATCTGTTCCTTTAACTCCTGATCCAGCTTATGCTAATTCAGTATCTTTTATTATTAATAATCCAGATCTAGATCTTACCGTAGGTAATAAAGATAACATATATGTACAATACTCTGTATATTACAGCAATACTATAACTGATAATGCTATTCCATATTTAATTGCGACAGGAGTTTCAGCTGGATTAGGGTTTAATCTTTATAATGCTAATCCTACATTAGCTGGTGCTAATAACTGGAATGGTGAGTTGTATGTATACTATGAATTATACACAATTAATTAATAAATAAATAAAAAATAACATGGCATTTAAAGGACAATTTACATATGGTATACCAGTAACAGCAATCAACATAGTTGATGTACTACCTGATAATGCAGTTATACCAGCTTCAGTAGTAGATAGTAAAAAAGGTAATGTATTAGGTATCACTGTTGGAGATTTTAAATCTTCTATAGTACCTTCATTTAATAACTGTAATATACCTTATGGTACAGATGCTTTATTTAGCATTACTACGGGTACTAATAATGTTGCTATTGGTTGTGAAAGCATGTATTATACAAATGCTGGAAGTAACAATACAGCAGTAGGAATGCAAGCTTTATTTACTAATAGAAGTTCTAATAACACTGCAATTGGAGCAACTGCATTATATAACAATTATAATGGTACTTCTAATAGTGCTGTTGGATTAAATGCATTACGATTTAATACTAATGGTTATAACAATGTTGCTGTAGGCGCAAATTCATTACGAGATAATACAACTGGTAATTTAAATACTGGATTAGGTCAAGATGCTTTACAGTATCAAACTACAGGAGAATTCAATGTAGGTATTGGTGTAAATTCTGGTGTAAAGTTAACAACTGGTAGTTATAATATTGGAATTGGTTATAGAAGTTTTGAAGGAAGTACTGATTTAACTGGACAAAATAATATTGCAGTTGGTGGGAATTCTGGAGAAAATGCTGGTGTAGCAACTTTTAGTATTGCAATTGGTGCTACTACAAAAATTAATGGTTATTCAAACTCTTTAATTTTAGGACACGGTGCTACTGCTACAGCTAGTAATCAATTTGTAGTAGGCAGTTCTAGTTATAATGCAGGATCTGTAACTACAGAAGTTAACAGTTCTACTCAAGTATGGAATGTTATAATTAATGGTGTAGCAAGAAAAATATTACTAGCATAAACTAAAAAACAAAAAACAAAATGGATATCTTAAATTTTATTTCATGGATTAAAGGAAGCAGAGTTGTAACAACTGTTGATGCTTCTAGAACACTATTACCTGTAGGACTTAAAGATCCTAAAAGAGATGATGGTTATTTGGCTGGTGCTATATCAGTAGCTGATTTTGCAAGTGCTATTGTTCCAACATTTACAAATTGTAATATTGCATTTGGTGAAAATGCATTAAGTAATATATCTTCAGGCACTGGAACTTCAAATATTGCTATAGGATGTAATTCTATGGCAAATACAACTAGTAATCCATTTGCAAATATTGCAATAGGTGAAGATACATTAAAAAATACAGCTAACCTTTATAATATTGCTATAGGTTATGGATCACAGAAGAATAATGTTAATGGGCAAGCTTGCATTGGTATTGGTATTGATACATTAAAAGAAACTGAAAATGGACCAAATATAGCTATTGGAAACTATGCTTTACAAAGAAATACAATTGGATTTAGAAATGTTGCAGTTGGATCTGAGTCATTAACATTTAATACTACAGGTGAATTTAATACAGCATTTGGTGTTCAATCATTAAGACAAAATACAACAGGAAACGCAAATACAGCTATTGGTGATAGTTCATTAAACTTTAATGATGGTGGAGTTTTTAATGTTGCTGTAGGTTATGAGTCTTTATATTCTAATACTAGTGGGCAGTTTAATACTGCTACAGGTTATAATTCTTTGCGCGGTAACACTACTGGGTTTTTTAATACTGCTGTAGGTAATTTTGCCTTGTATAACAATACAATTTCTACTAGAAATACAGCAGTTGGTGGATATTCTTTAGATGATAACACTACTGGAATAGGAAACTCTGCATTAGGTTATGAAACGGAGTCTGGAAACTTTAGTAATTCTGTTATACTTGGAAGAAGTGCAACAGCTACAGCATCAAATCAATTTGTTGTAGGTTCTACAACTTACAATGCTGGTGCAATTGCTACTGAAGCATTAACTCTTACAACATCTTGGAAAGTAAAAATCAATGGTGTTGATTATAAAATTCCATTACAACTAGCTTAATAAATATATTAACTTTATAAAAACTAAAAACAATGAGTACTCCAGAAATTAAAGAACCTGCTATTACAGCAGAACAAGCAGCAAAATCAGTATCTGCCGCTTATGATAGTGTTAACCTTATAGTTGAATTAAAAGCTAAAGAAAGTTTAACAGAAGAAGAAGTAGACAGACTAGAAAGAAACAAAAAACATATTGAGATTATGTTAGGTAAAGAATGGTTTGCTAAAGCTTTAACTGCAAAACAAAAAGCTGAATTAGTAGCTATCAATGCATAATTTGTATTTATAAATTTTATATATTTACAGTGTAAATTTAAAAAATTTAAAACATGAAAACAGAAGATGCAATCAAAGTAATTGAACAAGCTTTAAATGTAGCTACTAAAGAAGGTGTTTATAGTTTGGCTGATGCTAATCAAATACTAGCAGCACTACAAGCTTTACATTCTTTGGTACAAGAAAGTAATCCTACTATAATATCTGCTGAGTAGTAGTATTAAAGATGTTGCAAATACCCTGGAAATCTTCCGGGGTTTTTTGTTTATATGAAGTTTTTTTACTATATTACTATATAATCTATATTAAAATAATTATATTATGTCAATAGGAAATTTAAAAGATAGTGGTAATCAGGGTAATAACTATCCTTGGCAATTTAAAGTATTGTTAGGTTTAGATAAAATATTCTCTGCTTTGAGTGGAAGTACTACATCATATCTAGCACCTCAAGAAAGAACTCCTGTTATAAGTAGAGTATCAACTTCAGGAACAGTTCCTAGTGGTGTATATAGTATATCATTTGCTAATGTTGGTTCAGCTAATGGAACAGTTGGAGGTGCTACTTTTAAACCAGGAGAAACAATCAACTTTGATGCAGGTGTATTGAACAATACATTAAGTACATCATTTAGTTATGATGCAACTGGTACTGACTTTTTAATAATATATATACAATAATGAGTACAATTATAGGAATCTCAGGAGTAATAACGGATCTTATAGCAGAGTATCCGATGTCTGTTGATGCTTTTGGCAGAGATAGAGTTAGTATTCCTTATACTATTGGTGACTATAAACATATATATGGATTAAATATAAATTTTCTAGATAAGATAAGTAATGGTGGTGCAGTATCTTTTTTACCAGATCAATCCAGTGCTTTATTATCTACAACATCAAATCCATTAAGTAGTGCAATTCATCAAACAAAAATTTATCATAATTATGTACCTGGTAAAAGCCAATTAATATTTTCAACAATCTGCTTTAAATCAGCAGTTGTTAATGTAACAAAAAGAACTGGTTATTTTGATGATAATGACGGTATCTTTTTTGAGCAAGTTGGAGATGGTACACTATCATTTAATTTAAGAACTAACACAAGTGGGTCTCCTATTGGTACTAGAGTAGTTCAATCTAATTGGAATGTAGATAAGTGTAATGGAACAGGACCTTCAGGTTATAACCTTGATATAACTAAAACTCAATTTTTCTTTATTGATTTTACATGGTTAGGATTAGGAAAAGTAAGATGTGGATTTTTAGTTAACGGTACATACATTATTGCTCATGAGTTTAGAACATCAAATACTATTGATGTACCCTACATGGCTAATCCAAATTTACCTGTAAGATGTGAAATATTTAACACAGGAGCAACAACAGGTGGTTCTTTTAATCAGATTTGTTCTACTGTTATTAGTGAAGGCGGAGATGCTGATGCTGGTCAAGATTGGTCAACAGTAAATGAAACACTAAGAACAGTTGCTGCAGGTGCAACTATTCCTTTGATTGCAATCAGATTATCAAATACCTTTCAAACATATCCAAATAGATTAGTTGTAAAATTACAAGAATTTAGTTTATATTCATTAAAAGAACCTTTAGTATATAAAGTAATTAAACTTCCAAATCAATCTTATTTAACAGGATCAACATGGAATCCTGTTGATGCAAGATCTGGTGTTAGTGTAAATATTACAGCAACTGCATATACTGATGGTTTAGTATTTGCTACAGGTTATGTATCTGCTGCTGTTGGTAATAGAGGTAGTGTAAATTCTGATCCTAGTGCATCAGATGCAAGACAAAATTATATTGTTCAAAATTATGATTCTAGTGATTCAGAAATTTATATCATTGCTGTAACTAATCTTGGAACAACAAGTACTACAGCAGGAGCATCAATGCAATGGAGAGAAATATATTAATAATTAAACTATGAGCACAAGAATTTCAATTGCGGGGTCTATTTCAAAAGAGAAAAGACATGATGGTACCCAGCTTCCAATTGATTACCTAGGTCTAGCAAACTTTGGCACTCCTGATTCTTCGCCATTTTGGACATGTACTCAATTGGTAATAAATCAAGATGGTACAATACTTAGTAGTAAAACTGCTACAGGAGCTTGGGATCAGAGATATACTTTAATTTATGTATAACAATTAAAACTTAATAAAATGATAGATTATAAATATGCTTTTGTTTGTAATGAGATAACTAATAATTTATATGCATTAGTAATGTCTTGCTGGTATATAGATGAAGAAGGTAATAGAGTAGATGTTAAGTCTGAAACAAAATTAAATTTAACCTTACAAGAATGTTTTGACCTAGCTCAAGCATTTGTAATACCTGAATAATTATGGCAACAAGATTTGCAGTTTCACCAACAGCTTGGAATACTCCTTCTACTTGGGATAATGGTGCAGTACCTTTGGCAGGAGATACAGTTTACCCTAATGGATATACAGTTACTATTGATACTGATATAAGTGTTGCTTCATTGAATAATAATATTAGTGCTGTTTACTTGCCTAATATGGCTATTCCTCCTATGACAAGTAATACTCAGCCTGATGGAGTAGCAAATGCAAATGCTGGAAACTCGGCAAATGCTTGGGTAGCATTTGACCAAAATTCTGCTACTGCTTGGGCAAGTTTAACTGTTAATAGTGGTTGGGTTAGTTATCAATTTCCAACACAAAAAATTATCAAAAGTTATAGGTGGGTATCTAATGTAAATTCATATCCTGACAATTATACATTTCAAGGAAGTAACGATGGAACTACTTGGATAACTTTAGATACAGTTACAGGAAGTGGAGCAAGTTTTTTATTAAGAAATATACCTTCAAATACAACTCCTTATTTTTATTATAGATTAAATTGCACAAAGGTAGGTATTATCAGTAATTATTTAAATATAAATAGTTTTGAAATGACAGAATCTTCTTCTACGTCTTACGGATCAGTAGCAGGAGGTTCATTCACAGTGCCTTCAACATTAGTAGGAACAAGGAATATTGAATTTTCTGGAGATGGTATTAAACTTTTATCATCCACTACTTGTATTAATATTGCTTCATTATCAGGAAATACTGTTAATTTTAAAACAATCAATGGAGGTTCTTTTTTTAAAGGTAATTGGCTTTCTGCCACAAGTACAAATGGTAGAGGAGTTTTTATTACTGGAAATTGTGCAGTTGTTTTTAATGGAGATATTGTAGGAAGCACATTAGGTTTTTATAATGATGGGGCAAGTGGAAATATATATATAAATGCAGCCGCCACAGTAACAATAAACGGAAATGTAATTGCCGCAACAACAACCTCATTATCTTATCCAAATTATTTAATACAATCTGCTGTAACAACATCAAACAATGCAATATTAAATATTAATGGGAATATTGTTTCTGGATTACAAATTACTACTTATGCGTTATACTTAAATGGAATTAACACAGTTAATCTTATAGGTAATATAACAGCAACACAAGGTTATGCAATAAGTGCCACTACTATTTTGTATTTAAACATAACGGGGGCTGTATCATATACTAATGCAAGTAGTATTACTCCTATTGTTGTTACTGCGGCTTCTATTATAAATATAACAGGTGCGGTTACTGCTCCTCCTAATGCTACTGCAATAAATTGTCAAACAGGTGCGGTAACAATAAATGTACCAACAGGAATAGTAACAGCAGGTACAAACGCAGTAGGAATATCAGCACCAAATTCAACTTTAGTAACAGTAGGTAATAGTCCGTTAATAAATACTAATGGCTTAATGGCTGTTTATGCGCCAAAAATAAGATTTTATACAGGAGCACAAGTAGAGTGGACATATCAAACATCTACTGGTGGAGTTAAAATATTAAGAAATGCAACTGGTTCTTTTGGTTTACCTTCTTTTGTTGATGTTAAAATTGGGCAAACATATGGACCTAATGATGAGCTTATAGGAGCATGTGTTATTCCACCTGCAAGTGCTGTAGGAGTTGGAATACCTGTATCAGCTATTACTCCTGTGGATACTGCAGTTCCTATAATTGTAGGTACTTTACAATTAACAGGAGAAGATTTACTTAATGCTATTGCAGTAAGCCCTAATCTAGTAGCAGAAAGATTAAGAAATGTTTCTACAGTACAAACTACAGGAGATCAAGTTACAGCTTTAAGTTAATTATAAAAGATATAAAATATGGCAAATGTTTTTGCAATAGCAAACGGCAACTGGAGTTCTAACTCTACATGGGATACTAATTTACCTCCTACAAGTGCTGATACTGTATTTACTAATGGTTATACAGTTACAATAGATACAGAGGTTGATGTAAATCAATTAAGAAATGGCAGTAATAATGGTCAGCTTCCAAATATGATTGTTCCAGTAATGACAAGTAATACTACGCCAAGTGGTGTTGCAAGTGCTTCTGCTAATAATACTACTGCATTTAATGCTTTTAATGGTATAGGGTGGTATCCTGCTACAAGTATTTTTACTTTACAATATAATTTTCCAAGTCCTGTTATAATTAAAAAATATAGAGTAGTATCTACATATAATAACGCACCTAAAACTTGGACATTTCAAGGATATAATACAACTACAAGCACTTGGGATAATTTAGATACAGTAACTACAAGTGTTAATGCAACTATTTGTTATATAAGTTCAATTTTAGCAAATCCAACTGCTTATTCATCTTATAGATTAAATGTAACAGCAATTTGGTTTAACCCTGTTGTTATATATAATTTTGATATGACGCAAAGCAGTGCAGTTACAAACGGTTCTGGAGCAGCTCCTACTACATTAATACAAACAGGAGGTACATATTCTGTAACAACTTTACCTGCAACTCCTTCCACAAGAACAATAACAGTTAGAGATACAACAACTGGAATACAAAATACAGGTGGTAATGTGAATGTACTTCAAATATCAGCAACATCAGGTATTTTAAACATTAATCACGCTACTTTAGGTAACTTAGTAGGAGGTGGAGGTTTAGTAATAAATCAATATAATATATATGCACTTCCAACTGCTACTTGTACTATAAATATAAATGGAAATTTACAGGGAGATACTGCAAATACAGGAGGTTCATCAAGAAATAATGCTGCTTTTGGAATTGCGGGGGCAATAACTGCTAATGTTACAGGAATTTTAAGAGCTGGTTATCAGTATAATGATACTGGTGCTGCTTTTGGTTCTTCTGCTATTAATGTACTTGGATCTGCTGGTAATGCTATTGTTAATGTTACAGGTAATCTTTTTGGACAAGCTACTCCTTATGGTAGTCCTGGGAGTGATGTTATTTATTTAATAGGTAATAATGCTACTTTAAATATAACAGGTAATATTACTGCCAATCTTTTTTATGGCATAAGAACTTGGACTACTTACACAGGTAATATAAATGTAATAACAGGTACAGTACAAGCTTCCTCTCAAGCAATGGGAATATTTAATCAAGGAAGTGGCACAGTAACATTACTTTCTCCTGTTATTAATACTAATAATACTGTAGGAGTTATGTCTCAAAGAATAAAATTCTATCCTACAGGAATATCTCAATGGAGATTTCAAGACCAAACAGGAGCTAATTTAACTATATATAGCGGTACTGGTGCTGGTGTTGGTTATCCTGCAGTAGATACTGTAAGATATGGATCTCCTACTTATGGTCCTACTAACACTGAATACAATGGAACAATGAGAATTCCTGCAGTAACTAATGTTAATAAAGGAGTAGAATATGGTTATGGCTTAGTAGGTACTGCGGTATTAACTGCTGAAGATTTCTTAAATGCTATAAGTACTTCTACAAATCCTATGGCTATTAGATTAAAAAATGTTTCAACAGTAAATACAACAGGTGGTCAGCTAGCAGCTTTTTCATAAAAAATAAAAAATAATAAAAGTTATGGATATCCTTAATTATATAAGTTGGGTAAAAGAAAATAAATTGGTTACTACAATTAGTGATCTAGATACAACTTTAATTCCATTAGGATTAAAAGATTCAAGAAGAGATGATAACTATTTATCAGTTGGTATATCCATTGCATCTTTAGCTGCTATAATTGGTGGTGGTACTGGTACAGGTACTGTAACTAGTGTAGGTGCAACAGCAGGTACAGGAATAAGTATTGCTGGTACAAATCCTATAACTACAAGTGGAAGTTTTACAATTACTAATACTGCTCCAGACCAAATAGTTACTTTAACTAGTGGAACAGGTATATCAACAACTGGTGCATATCCTAATTTCACTATAACTAATACTCAACCTTCAAGTGGAGGTACAGTAACAAGTGTTGGATTAACTATGCCAAGTGCATTTAATGTTGCTAACTCACCAATAACTGGTAGTGCAACATTTAATGTTACTGCAGCTGGTGTACCTTCTCAATATGTAAGAGGAGATGGTGTTTTAGCTTCATTTCCTGATATATCTGGAGGTGGCGGTGGACAAGTATACTATTTAAATGGAAGTGTTTCACAAGGAACAATAGGAGGTAATATTTTTGAACAATTAAGTACAGCTGCAATTACTACTCCTCCTGGTGTTGATTTTACATCAGGTACTATAGATAATGTTGCTTTTGCTAATTTTATTACTGATGTAGGAAAACCTACACAAGAAGTTATACCTTCAGGTGTTTGGATATTTCAATGTTACTTTACTTCAACAAGTAATACAACTGAAGTTTATGCAACTGTTGAGGTTTATGACGGAAGTACATTTACTGTTATATCTACATCTTTAAATGAAATTATAACTGATGGTTCAAATCTACATTTATATACATTTACTTGTGCTGTACCAGAATATAATCCTTTAATTCCTGTAGATAGAATAGCAATAAGATTTTATCCAACTAATCTTGGTGGAAACACTATTACATTACATACTGAAGATTCACATTTAGGCAGTATACAAACTACCTTTACTACAGGTGTAGCTTCTATAGATGGATTAACAGCAGCTGCACAGTATTTATCAGTAGGTACTACTGGTACAGATTTTAATATTGGAACAAGTGGAGTAGATACACATGTATTCAATTTACCAACGGCAAGTGGTACAGTGAGAGGAGCTTTAAGTAGTAGTAATTGGACTACCTTTAATAATAAGCAAAATGCATTAATTGGTGCAGGATTGGTATTCTCTGCAGGAGGAATAATATCTTATGATTCAACTATATATACTCCTGAAAGTAGAACTCTTACAATTAATGGACTTACTTTAAATTTGTCTGGAAATAGAACGTGGAGTGTAGGCACTGTAACTTCAGTATCTGCATTAACATTAGGTACAACTGGAACAGATTTATCTTCTACAATTGCAACTGGTACAACTACACCTGTAATTACTTTAAATGTACCTACTGCTTCTGCATTAAATAGAGGTGCTTTAAGCTCAACAGACTGGAGTACATTCAATGGTAAAATAGGCGGTAGCGGAACTCTAAGTTATGTACCAAGATTCACTGGTACAACAACAATAGGCAATGGTGTTATTCAAGACAATGGCACTAATGTAGGTGTAAATGTTGCTCCAAATACTCCTTACAAGTTTAGAGTTAATACTTCTACCGCTGCTCAATATGCTATTTATGGTGAAGGATTAGGTCAAGGATTTAGCGGTGTAGCAGGTATAACAAATGGCGTTGGAGTTTTCCAAAATGTTGGTGTTTATGGTAGTTCAACTGGAAGTACAACTTTAAATGTTGGTGTTCAAGGAGAAATTGATAATGCTTTATCTGTTAATATAGGAGGTCAATTCAGTGCAGCAAGCGGTAGTGCAAATTACTCATTACAACTTCAAGATGGTACTGAAACAGTTGGTAGATTTTTAAAGTGTATTACTTCTGATGGTAAGGCAAATTGGTCTGTGTTACCTACTAACGGTATTGGATTTTCACCAATGCCTATTTCAGTATGCGATACCGCTCCAACTGCTGCTACTACTCAATATTATTATCAAACAATAAGTGAAGTTACAGGAACTATCTCCAAAGTAAAATTATGGGGTTTTTCTGGAACGGATTTAGTTCTATTTGGAATTTACAGAGGAGTTTTGGGTGGTTCAATGACTTTAATAGGTCAAGGATCTGCGACTTGCAGTCTTGGCGCAAATGAAATTACACTTGTAGCAGAAGTAGGACAAAATTTAAATTTAACAGTTGGAGAAAATCTTGTTGTAGGTTACTATGCTGACGGAACGAGTTGGAGAACAATATATGATGTAGGGATTTCGGATGCTGCATTTGGAATAATTAATACAGCAAATATATTAACTATGCCTTCAACACCAACTGGTACTGCTACTGCTATTCGCTTCGCTTGTACTTTATATTCATAAAATGGATAATGTAGCCATAGAAATAAGAGAACAGTTTGAATTATAATACAAGTTAATAATATTAGTTTACAGTTAATTTTGATTATATAAAAAATTTTATTATATTATATTATACTCATTTTTGTAAAGTAATTAATATTAATATATATATATAATGGATTTTAGTCAAATAACATTAGTTGCAATATCAGCTGCAATTACAATTATAGGATACTTTTTAAAACTTGTGCATTCTGATGTAAGAAGAGCTACGGAAGATATGGGAAAGTTAAAAGGTAAGATAGAACTTGTTGATCAAGAAAACAGATTAAAATACCAAGGTATTCAAGAAATCACTCAGCATGAATTAAAAAACATGGCTCAAAAAATTGGTGATTTGTCTGACACAGTTCATGAGTTAGTAAAATATCAAATAAACCAAAGACATTAATACTATGAATATAAAACAAAGATTCTTAGCACCTACTCCAAAGTTTTGGAAAAAGATGCAAAAACTTGGTATTGCTTTAGGAGCAATTGGAGGAACTTTATTAACTTTACCTGTTTCATTACCTGCAGGAATAGTTACATTAGCTGGTTATTTAACAGCAATTGGAGCTACAGTTGCAGCAGTAAGTCAAGTAACAGTTGAACCTCAAGTTAATAAAGAAGAAGTAAATGAGCAAAAATAATGTTAGAATCTATACTGATTCTCAAATATTAGATAGAATACAAAAACTTAGTACATTCAAAGCTCTTCCTAAAGAATACTATATAGTAGGTATAAGAAGTACTGAAGATGATACAGATAAGTTTGATGATAAGTTTTACATCTTTAGAGATAAAGAGTTTGTAACAATGACAACAGGAACTACCAATCCTGGTAAACCTGTTTTAACTGGTGGATTTCTTAAGTATAATAAGAATGGTGCAGCTGTAGTTAAATCTGATTCTTGGTATTATGATGTATGGTCATATGGAAAACATATGAGTAAAATGCCAGCCTTATTACAAACAGGTCCTATAACTGTATATAGAGATGGTGATCAAGATGGTAAAACAGAAGAACAAGGTAAATTAGAAACTGGATACTTTGGTATTAATTTTCATGCTGCTACTTATGATGAATCCTTTAAAGGATTACAAGAAAACATTGGTGGATGGTCTGCAGGTTGTCAAGTAGTTAATGATAAGAAAAAGCATTTAGAAATCATAGCTCTAATAAAAGCACAGAAAAAAATCAGTTATGTTTTATTAAAAGAATTTGATGTATGAAATTTAGAAACAATTGGGAATCTCCAAAAAAACAATGGGACAAGGTGTTGATAAAACTAAAACTTGCAAACCTAGAGTTTTTTGCTATAGAGATTGATGTAACAAGAAACTTTTATTTACTTACTATACTTAACTTTACTGTAAAGAATAGATAATAATATAAAGATTAATTGAGTCCAGGTACCATAAGTATCTGGATTTTTTGTTTTACACATTATAGATTTAAACTTTTATTGTATATTTGTTTAAACTTAAAATGTATAAAAATGAAAAATCAAACTACAGAAGAGCAATTGAGTCCAGAAGAACTACTTGCTAGAAAAGAAGAAATGAAACAATTCTATGATGAATCTGTTCCATATTTAGAATCACAATTAAAGTATGAGCATTTACTTACAGAGATTGAGAATGCTAGATTTAAAAGAGCAACTCTACAATATCAATGGGCTAGTATGATGCAAAATTCAACTCCAGAAGAAGGTGCTGAAAATGAATCATCAGATAATGAATCTCCTAAAGAAAGAAAATTAAAAAAATCATAAGACATGGCTTTAGTAAATCAAGTACAGAAGCGTGTTAAGATGCCCAAATGGGATGTAGTAAAATTTCAAATATTAACTCATTGCTATATTAATCACATAGCAATGAGTGAATCTGATTTAAACTGTCTTACTTTACTTAGTTTTAATGAACCACTTGAGTTAACTGATTTTTGTTATGATGCATCTGCTGAAGAAGGATGGATTTTTAAATCTCCACAGACTGTTAGAAACTGTATTAATAAAGCAGAAAAAAACAACTTAGTAATTAAGGATACAGCTAATAAGAAATTGATTATGCTAAATCCAGATTTAAAAATTCAAATTAAAGGAACTGTATTATTAGACTATAAATTTTTAGGCCATGATACCGAAGAAAGCAAATGAGTTATATAAGTCAGTTGCTGAAGATCTAAACATAGAAGAATCTTTAGTAGAAGATCTAGTAGACTTCATGTATAAAAACTTAAGAAAAAATTTAAGTAACTTAACTCATCCAAGAATTAATCTTGATGGTTTAGGTCAGTTTGTTGTTAAAACAAAAGCAGTAAATAAATCAATAGAAAGAATTACTACTAACTTATTAAATCATGATACTTATACTTTTAGTGCCTACTTTAATAAGAAGACTCTAGAAAGTAAATTAGCTAGCTTGATTAAATTAGAGGCAGAAATAACACAGCAAAAATTAAAAAAGGATCAATTTAAAAAGAAAAAAGATGAAACCAAATCTTAAAGAAATCTGGAAAAATAGAAAACAAATAATAGAAGGTATAAAGAATTCTGTTATGAGAGATGCATTTGTAGAACAGATTGCTGCTGAAAGATCAGAGATCTGTAATGTATGTGTAAGAAAAGATGATGAAGGTGGCTCATGTGTAATGCCCGGAACTCAACCTTGTTGTAATCTATGTGGTTGTTCTTTATCTTTTAAACTTAGATCATTGTCATCTGATTGTCCAGATCTAAGATGGAAAGCAATTGTATCAGAAGAAGTAGAAGATAAACTTAATGAACTATGAAAAATCAAACATGGACATCAAATGTAACAGAAGAAGTTGATCTATCAATAACATTTAATGGTGGTCAAACTAGTATCATGAATAGTTTAACAGAATTAAGTGAAACACATGCTACAAATTCTGAAAGAATTGAAATGCTGGAAAGTGAAAACCTATTATTAAAATTAAGACTTCTTAAATTAGAAGCTGTATTTAATAATAAGGAAGTTGAAAATTTAAAGTGTATGTTGAGATCAGTTGATCCAGCATCAGTACAACTTGCTAAACATATTATTAAAAATGCATAATCATGAGCATAATATTTAATGCTGCAGATCATAGTTACAAAAGTTTAAGTTCTGAAGATAATATCAATTGGATTAGTGTTACTACTTTAATCTCTCATTTTAAAAAACCATTTGATGCTAAAAAAGTAGCAGAGAAGGTAACTAAAAATAAAAGATCAAAGTGGTTTGGTCTTGATCCAAAAGTTATCCAAGAAATTTGGGATAATGAATCTAACAGAGCTCTAACACTTGGTACCTATTATCATAATCAAAGAGAAGCAGATTTATGTTCATTAGCCTCTATTGAAAGAGAAGGTATTACAGTTCCTGTGTTTCCACCATCTGGTGAAACAAATGGAGTAAGAGTAGCACCAAATCAAAAACTAGAAGCAGGTGTGTATCCTGAGCATATGGTGTTTCTTAAATCAGCAGGCATATGTGGTCAATCAGATTTAGTAGAAGTAGTAAATGGTAAAGTAAATATAATTGACTACAAGACAAACAAAGAGATTAAGAAAGAATCTTATGTAGATTGGGAAGGGGTATCTGATAAATTAACAGAACCTCTTTCTAATCTAGATGATTGTAATTTTAATCACTATGCTTTACAACTTAGTATTTATATGTATATTATACTAAAGCATAATCCTAAATTAAAACCAGGAAAGATGTTTATCCATCATGTATCATTTGATATAGAAGGAGAAGATTCATATGGTTATCCAATAGTAAAAAGAAATAGTAATAATGAACCAATTGTGAAAGAAGTTATTCCAATTGCAATTCCTTATTTAGTAGATGAAGTATTATCAATATTACATTATATTCAAGATCATGAAATCACAAAGAAAAGAAAATAGCAACTACATAGAGATTGAACTTATATTAGAAAATGCTATGTTAAAAGACTTAGGTATTACTGATGAGTTTACTGGTAAAATGATATTATGTTTGGATAGTATTGAAGGAGTAAGAAATGTGTACAATGAAGATATGGAATTAGTTGATGATGAGGTGTTATTATATTTGAAGAGCGGGGACATCTTTACAACAAAAGGTACATATGATTATTACAAAAAACTTTTAAATGTATGTTAGTAAAACTATTTGATGTACATAATGGAACAGTAGTACCTACTGAACACTGTTATACATTATCTTCTCTAAAGGATTTAATGGATGACTATCCAGAAGATTAC